TGATACCAGTAACCCCAGCGGAAATAACTCCACCAACTTTAGTCAAAGACATAAAAGCCTCCGATTAAGAAATTAGTTCGTAGCTGATGGTGTAAGTGATGCCGCTGGCCGTGCCGGATGTAACAGTGATTGACGTACCTTCCATCAAATAGATGGCGGTTGTTTTGTCAGTTACAACTACAGAAGCATTTTGGGGAACAGATACCGCTGAAATAATTGGGTATGCTGTCCCGCCGCTAGGGGCCGAGCCTTGAGCTACTGCACCGTTGGTGTAAATAGACACAGTTGCAGTCACAGCCGCAGAGCCGTTTACGTTAGCCGCCACAATCTGGTTGATCTTCATCACTGTACCGCTAGAAGCCGCATTGGGAAGAAGAACCAAAGCAGTTGTACCGCCCGGAGTTAGGTAGGTTGTTACGCCGTAGATTGTGGTTGATGCACCAGCAATATTTGGATTTGCCATGATGTTTCCTTATAGACCAAAAACGAGAGCCATTGCCACTGCTTGACCGCGAGTAGCGCCTGTTGCGGGAGCCGCTTGCCAAGTTGGTAACGCTCCTGCGCCATTACTTGTCAAAAGATAGCCTGATGTTCCGGGGCCAGCCGAAGCTTGAAAGTTACCGGTACTTGTTGTGCCTGAAAAAACTACACTGTACGCAGTGGTAGTAGAAAGACCAGTACCGCCTTGGTCAACACCAAGAGTTCCAGTAGACACCAAGTTTTTACTTGCGTCTGTAAAAACAGGCTTGCTGGCCGTAAGACCAGAGTCAAGGATGTTTCCAACAGTCAGTTTAGTGCCGTCAAACGTCATGTTTGCAGAAGCGGCAAATGCACCAGAACTATTGTATTGAACTTGGGTGGTTGAACCTGCCGGTAAACCGCCGCCCACGTTCACAAAGTTAGTGCCATCCCAAGCTATAACAGCCCTAGTACCGGCCAACAAGGTTACGCCCGTTCCTGTTGCAGCTTTAACAGTAATTGACTGAGTGCTGGTTGTGGCGTTAATCACCACATAAATTTTAGATTGAGCAGGAACTGTAATGGTTCTAGTGGCTGTACCGCCAGCAGTCCATAAAATTACTGCGTACTGGGAGCTATTGCCCGTCAGACCTGTACTGGCATATGTACCTGTTGTCAAAGACAACGTAATGTCTGCATCAGTCGAGATTGTTTGGGTTCCGGCCACCGCAACGTCAATAATCTGCGAGATGGCGTTGTTGATTGTGTCACCCCACTGACCAGACAGTGTGCCTGTGGCCGGGAGGGTAAGTCCGATTAGCGATGTATTTGCCATCTATTGCTCCTACTGTGTAGAAATTTGTGTCCAACCGGGCGTTTCTACGGTATCAACATCCGACCAGCCCGGTGTTTGTGGATTGCTGATATTCTGCCAGTTTGCAGTCTCTGTGTCATCTATTACTTCCCACAAATTACGCCCATTTTCTGTGGATGTAATTGCCATCGTATCAGATGTACCTACATGGTATGCAGTAGCCGCTGCTAGATTATCCGCGATAGCCGCAAGCTCTGCAATAAATTCTTGGTAATACGTTCCGACAGTTGTTGAATCAGATGTGACCATCGTTTCTGTGATGGTCATAATCAACGTAGCAAGCTGTTCTTCGGCTATGGCCGCAGACTCCGTAATGCTGGCTACAAAGAGGGCTACAGCCTCTTCAACCGTTAAGATTGGGTTGGTTTCAGTTACCGAAGCGGTAAAGATCGCAGTAGCAGACTCCGTGGTACTTGTGACTACAGAGTCAGAAACAGTGGTTTTATAAGCCGTAGTCGCCGTATTTGAATCCGTCAGCGCCGCCGTTTCAGTAATGTCCTTGGCAAACGTAGCCGCCACAGATTCTGTCGTAGATGTGGCCGCAGTCTCGGTAATATCTTTGGCAAATGTTGCCGCTACGGACTCTGTGGTTGATGTAACTGAGGTTTCTGTCAATGAAACAGGGAATGTTGCACCTGCTTCTTCCGTGGTAGAAATGACTGCTGTTTCTGCAACGGATACTGGGAAATTGGCCGCACCCGACTCAGTAGACGTAATTACCGCAGTTTCTGTTACTGAAGTAGCAAGGAAGAACCCACCAACCTGCGTGTCTATAAACTCGCCAGAGCCACCCCAAACGCTAAAGCCCCATGCATTTTCACCCCAAGGGGTAGGTGCAGCTACATACTCCGTAACCGACTCAAAGAACTGAGAAATAACAGATTGGGTTTCTGACATGGGGGTTGTACCGCCCCACAATCCCGTCCCCCAAGTATCTCCACCCCAAGCTACGGCTGTAGTGAGGGACTCTTGGATGCTGACTTCGTAGATGGTTTCGCCACCCCAGCCAATATCACCCCAAGTATTATCACCCCAGCCGGTGGCCATTTTAGGTCAATGTAGCAGTGTAAGTGACCGCGATTGTGTCGCCGGAAACAACAGCTTTCGTGCTAGAAAAGTCTCCAGCAGAGAACAATGTGCCGGTTGTGTTGTCTTTAGTTGCGCTACCACCGATGTTGATAAAGCAACCTGCCACCGTGCCAGTGCTAGTGATAGAGAACGACACCGCAGAAGAGGTTGTCTTGCTACCAGCAGAAGCCGCGCTAAACGATGGTGTAGGACGATTGCCTGAGTACGTAGGAGCGTTAGCCAAACCAACTTCCAACCATGTGGGGTGAGAAGCTTGAGTGTCTGTTACTGCGGCTGTACCTGTACCTTTAAGACCCATTACAACTGCGCCGCCAGCGGTGTTACCCAACGTGGTGTCCAGTGTAAAGTTCTTGCCCACTGTAGTGACAAGGTTCTCAATGCCGTCTTGCCATTTGATCTGGCCGTCTGCGCCATAGCAAACTGCGGTGTAATGACCATGAATACTCATAGAGTCTTCAGGCATTGTGTTGTATTTGGTTGATGCTTGCACCATGTCGGTGGCAGTCATTTTGTCAATAGTCATGGTGACTCCTTAGTTAGAAGAACGAATCAATGCTGCGGTCGCTGTGTTAGCAGGCATTGTGATGGTGAAATTGGTAGAAGTTTTGTCAGACCCAAAGTCCAACACAGCTATGGATTTATTACCCTGAGTTACGTTGTAGATTAACGCACAACGAGCCGTAACCGATGCGTTAAACACTACGTCGGCAAAGTCTACATAGGCCGTAGAGCCAGACGAGTTAATGGTTACGCCAGTCAAAGCCACCCCGCCTGCAACGTATCCTGTACCCGTCACCTCTGCGGTGGTCGTGTAAACAGTGGTTGCTTCGTTTAAATCAGCACTGGCCGTGTACAGGGCGATCTTTAGCGTATTGGTTGCTAAGTTGTGAACGCCCGTGTATAGCTCTGTTTTAAAGCTGGTCGTCTGGGTTTGTAAGATATAGCTCATGAAACAGGAATCCTAATTTGACCATCCCTGTATGCGTCAGCGCGTTGCTTGCCGTCACCCAAGTTCTTGAGAAGAGCAATAGCTTCAACGTACCGTTCTTGGTACAGTTTATACATGCCGTCTTCTGGCGCACTCTTCATGTAAGAACCCGCCTCACAAAGCGTGCCGTACAACAGTGCAGAATCAAAGTTATCACCCAGCCATGTAGTGTTTGTAACCACAATTGACTCTGGGTAATAGTAATAGTGCAGTTCTGCGTAGTAGTTAGCATTTGGCGTAGGGCCAAGAATAAACGACAACTCATTTACGTTAGAAGACTGCGGGCCAAAGATAGCGTAGTGTTTAGGCTCAGAAACCTGCGCACTCAATGGATATGCTTCACGAATAAAGTTTACATCTTTATTGAGCAAGTACAAGTAGTCGCCTTGGAAGACCACAGCACCGTTCACAGTGCCGCTATTGGCTACAGTCAAAGTAATTGTTGTACCGTTGATGCTACGCACCAAAGCATTAGTACCAATGTTTGCGCCTGTGGCTTGCTGCCCTACAGCTACTCCAGTTGCACTAGCGACAACAATAGTTTTTGCCCCAGATGTACCCGTTGCAGTTGTTGCGTTGTACGGGTAGATGGCTAGGCTATACGTCGAAAGAAAGTCTTCTGGACAGGCCAAGTACTTATTGCCATTTGCCAATACGCCCGTCACGTTTTTACGCAAGTTAGCAATCTGCACCGTGTTATAGATGCGCTGCTCCGCCTGCTTGATCATTGTATTGATCGTAGTCGTGTCAAACGTGTTCTGCGTGTAATCCTGTACCGCAGCCACGAGTTGGGCGTATGTCATTGCCATTGTTTAAACCTTAAGCCATTGGGCCACGAGCCATCAGACCTTTAGTAGCCGCGCCAGTACCACGTACTTTAATGCCGCTAGTCTTAACACCTTCATCACCAGCCGATTTGCTAAAAGCACCAACGCTCATATCAAGCGTATCACGCTT